ATGCTGGCGGCGGCGAAGTTGGTGCTGAGATGCCGGACAGTGTGCAGGGCTTGGGGCCAAAGCGCAACGCCACTTTGAGCAGGAACATAAACAAAGTCGCCCTAGCTAATCAAGAGCCGGGAGGCGCCTCACGGGGTCTTGTCAGTAGACCGTCAGTGTCTATAGAGGAAAAAGCACCCAAATCCAGCATCAAGCCGAAAAAAGATCCCGGCAAGATGAAGGGTGGCGGAAAGGTCAAGGACTCTAAGACGGGGGAGATGAGGCCCGCGTTCTTGGTGGATCAGAATGGCATGAAAATGGGCGGTGTCACAGTGCCCAATACCAAGGGCTACTTCAAAGGCGGCAAGATTAAGTAATGGCCATTGATCGGGCAATGATGCCCTTGGCTGAGGAGCCGGAAGCGTCTGCGCTGGAGATTGTCATAGAAGACCCCGAGTCCGTGGGTATTTATGATGAGGAAGGCGGCGTACTAATAGACTTAGACCCAGACGCGGGGGAGCTTTTAGGCGCCAAGCATGACTCCAACCTCGTTGAGTTCTTGTCGGATCAAGATCTTCAGCTTCTTGCCGGCGAGCTGGTCGCCTCCTTTGAGGCCGACCGGAATAGCCGCGCAGACTGGGAAGACTCCTATGTTCGCGGGCTAGACCTGCTTGGACTCAAATTTGAAGACAGATCAACCCCGTGGGAGGGCGCCTGTGGCGTATTCCATCCCATGCTGTCTGAGGCGGTAATCCGCTTTCAGGCCCAGACGATACAAGAGATATACCCTGCAAGTGGACCGGTCAAGACGACCATTGTCGGAAAAATCAACGACGAAAAAACCGAACAGGCCCATAGGGTTCAGAATTACCTGAACTATTTGATTACCCAGCGCATGACTGAGTATCGCACTGAGACAGAAAAGCTACTGTTCTCATTGCCCATCGCTGGATCAGCTTTCCGCAAAGTCTACTACGACCCGAATATGGGGCGTCCGTGCGCAATGTTTGTGCCGGCAGAAGACTTTGTTGTGAGTTATGGGGCCTCTGACCTGTCAACTTGCGAACGCGCCACTCATGTGATGAAGCGGAGCGCGAACGAGATTCGTAAGTTGCAGGTGGCAGGTTTTTATGCCGACGTTGACCTGCCGCCCCCCTCTCCTGACATATCAGAAATACAGCAAAAGTATGACAGGCTGACTGGGGACTCTGATAATTACGAGTATGACAACCGGCACACCTTGCTGGAAATGCAGGTCAACATTGACCTGATCGGATTTGAAGACACGGACAAAGGCGTTCCCACGGGGATTGCTTTGCCTTACATCGTTACGATTGACAAGTCATCAAGAACGATACTGTCGATCCGGCGCAACTGGTACGAAGACGACCCGTTAAAAATGCAACGGGAGCACTACGTTCACTACCAGTATCTGCCGGGGCTAGGGTTCTATGGGTTTGGCCTTGTCCACATGATCGGCGGCTTGTCCAAGTCTGCGACCGCAATACTTAGACAATTAGTGGACGCGGGAACTCTTTCCAACCTTCCGGGCGGTCTCAAGTCTCGCGGCCTTAGGATTAAGGGCGACGACACTCCGATTATGCCCGGAGAGTTCAGAGATGTTGACGTTCCCGGCGGCGCCATTAGGGACAATATCGCATTCCTGCCCTACAAAGAGCCGAGCGGTGTTCTTTATCAGCTACTTGGTGACATCGTGCAGGAAGGTCGCAGGTTTGCTTCTGCGGCTGATGTCAAGGCTTCTGACATCAACGGCGAGGCCCCCGTAGGCACCACGCTGGCTGTGCTTGAGCGCGAGATGAAGGTGCTAAGCGCGGTCCAGAGTCGTGTTCATGCCGCTGTGTCAAAGGAGCTAAAGATACTGGCCGAGCTGGTCCGTGACTATGGCCCTGAGGTTTACCCCTACGAGCCAGATGAAGATCCGGTTGTCAGGGCTGATTTCGATGACCGTGTGGACATCATCCCGGTCAGCGACCCCAATGCGGGCACGATGGCGCAGAGAATTATGCAGTATCAGGCGGCACTGCAACTTGCCTCTCAGGCGCCGCAGATGTACGACCTGCCCCTGCTTCATAGGCAAATGCTGGACGTTCTGGGTATTCAGGATGCAGACAAGATTATTCCGCTTGAGGATGACATTAAGCCGACCGATCCGGTCAGTGAAAATATGAACATCCTGAACGGAGAGCCTGTGAAGGCATTTATTTATCAAGACCATGAGGCCCACATACAGGTCCACATGGCGTTGACGGAAAACCCTGAAGTGATGGAGCTGATGTCGAAAAGCCCCACCGCTCAAGCGGCTCAGGCCGCGATGGCGGCGCACGTTTCAGAGCACGTTGCTTTTGCTTATCGGCAGAGGATCGAAAAGGAGCTGGGCGTAGAGCTACCTGCTCCGGGTGAGCCGTTGCCGGAAGATATTGAATACCGCCTCTCTCGTCTGGTCGCCCCTGCGGCGGCTCAAGTTACGGGTAAGGCGCAACAACAGGCTCAGGCTGAAAAGAACGCGCAACAGCAACAAGATCCCGTCATTCAGATGCAACAGAAAGAGTTGCAGATCAAGGAAGGCGAGGCAATGGCCAAGGTGCAGACCGAAATGGCCAAGATCCAAGCAGACTTGCAGAAAGCGCAAGGCAAGGCCGCGCTGGATATGGAAAAGCTCCAGACTCAAGAGCGCATTGAGGCGGCGAAGATTGCCGCCAAGATGGACTCCGTGAAAGACAACAATCGCTCCAGAGAGGAGGTTGCTGGCTTTCAAGCAGGCTTCGACATCGTAAGGGACTTATTGGATGACGACAAACCGGGCAAGTAACAACCTGCTGTCCGCACTACAAAACCAGTATCGCAATCACATGAATGAGATTACTGATCACATCGCCACGGGCGGGTGCAAGGACATGAACGATTACTCTAAATGCGTAGGCATTATCGAAGGACTGGCCTATGCAGAGCGAGAGCTACTCGATCTAAATCAAAGAATAGATCGTGAATAAATTCACCGCATGATGCGGTGCTGGGCGACTCCGAACGCCAATTTTCGGTGCGTGGAAATGATGACTTATGGAAGAGCCACAAAAGGCAAGCCAGCTCCCTGACCCCAAGGGATACAAACTACTTATCGCATTGCCAGAGCCTGACGAAAAAACGGAGGGCGGAATCATTAAAGCAAAGCAGACGATGCAGGTCGAGGAGATCGGCTCTATTTGCGGCTTTGTTTTAAAGATGGGGCCGGATGCTTATCAGGACGAAAAAAGATTTCCCAATGGTCCCTACTGTTCAGAGGGCGACTGGGTGCTCATGCGTTCGTATAGCGGCACCAGATTTAAGATTCATGGTAAGGAGTTTCGTTTAATTAACGATGACAGCGTTGAGGCTGTTGTCGAAGATCCTAGAGGGGTTGAAAAAGCATGAGCGAAGAACAGGTAGAAACAGGGGAAGGCATGTCCGCTGAGGACAAGTTTTTTGGCGTCAAGGCGACTTTTACTAAAGGGCAAAAGCCGGAAGCAGTGGATCTTGAGGTGGTGGATGATAGGCCACCCGAAGACCAGCGACCTGCCTCAAAGTCAAAAAACGCTTCCAGTGAGGACGACGAAGAGCTTCAGGGCTACAGCGATAAAGTCAAAAAGCGCATCAACAAGTTGCGTTACGAGCAACATGAGGAGCGCAGGCGACGAGAAGATGCTGAGCGCATGCGTGAGGAGGCTATCCGCGTTGCCCAGCAGTTGACGGAAGACAATCGTCAACTTCAAAGCATCTTGCGCCAAGGTGAAGGCGCTCTTCTTGGTCAGACCAAGAGCAGAGCTGAGATCGCGCTTCAGCAGGCAGAATCCATGTTGCGCCAAGCGGTAGAGGAGGGCAACACTGACAAGCAGATTGAGGCTCAAAAGCTACTAAACAGAGCGCAGTTTGACTTGGACGGTGTGTCACAGCGCCTAACCCAGTACGAAGGCGAGCGGCAAAGAGTGCAGAGAGCACCGCAACCGCAACCACAACCGCAGGCGCAACCGCAGGCGCAACAGCCAGCGCCACGACCCAGAAAGCCCAGCGAAAGGGCGATGAGCTGGGCAAGCGAAAATACTTGGTTCCAGTCAGAGGACCACCCAGAAATGACGGCCTATGCTTTTGGCGTTCACCAGAAAATGGTTACGCAGGAAGGCATTGATCCTGAGTCTGACGAGTATTACGAGGAGCTGGACAAGCGCGTCCAGACCAAGTTTCCAGAATACTTCGGAGAGGTAGAAAGTGGCTCGACAGATACATCTGTCTCCTCGACCTCCCGAAGCCCCTCCGTGGTGGTGGCGCCGTCCGAAAGGAATAATGGTGCCAAACCACGCAAAGTGAGGTTGAGCCGCACCCAAGTCGCTCTCGCAAAGCGCCTTGGTTTAACCGTCGAACAATATGCCAATCAACTGTTCAAGGAGAACTGATCATGGCTGAAGAGCGCACACAGCGGGCAAACGAGGCCCGAGAAGTTGAACAACGACCGTCTGATTCGTGGTTGCCAGCCTCTGTACTACCAAACCCAGCTCCGCAAGACGGATGGGTATTCCGGTGGGTACGCACTAGCACATTAGGGCACGCAGACAACACGAATGTTTCTCAGAAGTTTAGAGAGGGCTGGGTTCCTGTTAAGGCAGAAGACCATCCTGAACTAGAGGTCATGTCTGATATTGACTCGCGATTCACGGGCAACATCGAAATCGGCGGCTTGCTTCTTTGCAAGGCACCAGCCGACAAGATGAAGGGCCGCGAAGAGCACTTCCAGAGAATGGCTTCAAGCCAGATGGAGTCTGTTGACAACAACTTCCTCAAGCAAAACGACCCCCGAATGCCCGTTCTGAACCCAGAGCGGTCCACTCGGACAACCTTTGGTCGAAGCTGACTCTCTCGGGAGCGGCTTCGTTAGCTATCCTTTAAGGAGAAAGTAATGGCTACTTCAGCTACTCCAATGGGGGCCGAACCTGTAGGCACGCTTAGTGCTTCTGGTTCGTTCACCGGAAAAGTACGCCATATTAAGATTGCCTCAGGCTATGCTACGGGCATCTTTTATGGTGATTTTGTAAAGCTGGTTTCGTCTGGAACGGTAGAAAAGGCGGCGGTTACGACTGCGGCTGTTGCGGGTACGGTTGGCATTTTTGTCGGCTGTGCTTACACCGATCCAAACACCAACCAGAAGACGTTCAGCCAACAGTGGCCTGCCTCTACGGTAGCCTCTGACGCGGTTGCCTACGTCGTTGACGATCCCAAGCTCCTGTTCCAAATGCAGGGTGATGGATCTATTGCTCAGACTGGTCTGGGTAACAACGTCCAAGCAATCAGCACTGCTGGATCAACCGCTATCGGACGAAGCAAGAATGCTTTGGACGCCAGCTCAATCGCAACAACCAACACGTTCCCGCTTCGTATCATCGACTTTGTGGACGGTCCCGAGAGTGCGGTAGGTGATTCCTTCACCGACTGCGTCGTGACCTATTTGCCGCTCAGCCATGCCTACGAAACGGCACTTGGCGTTTAAGGAGGTCTGAGAAATGGCTATTTCACGCGCACAAATGCTGAAAGAACTGCTCCCCGGACTGAACGCTTTGTTTGGTTTGGAGTATGAGCGGTACGACGATGAGCACACGATGATTTACGAAACTGAATCATCTGAGCGCTCGTTTGAAGAAGAAGTGAAGCTGTCTGGATTCGGTGCGGCACCGGTCAAAGCTGAAGGCGCGGCCATCAGCTACGACTCTGCACAGGAGTCCTTCACTGCTCGCTATAACCACGAAACCATCGCTCTTGGCTTCTCTATTACTGAAGAAGCTATGGAAGATAACCTGTATGACTCTTTGTCTGCTCGTTACACCAAGGCGTTGGCTCGGGCTATGGCTCACACCAAGCAGGTTAAAGCGGCCAACCCGCTTAACGACGGCTTTACGTCTTACAACTCTGGTGACGGCGTAACGCTGTTCAGCACATCTCACCCGCTGGTAAACGGTGGCACCAACTCCAACCGCCCCACCACTGCGGCTGACCTGAATGAGACCTCGCTGGAAGATGCTGTGATTAACATCGCCGCATTTACCGATGAGCGTGGTCTGCTGATCGCGGCACGTCCTCGTCGTCTGAT